GTTAATGAGTGGAAGCGTTTAAGAGAGTTATATCCAGCAATAGAAAAAAGCGAGGCAAATGATGAACCAGATAGAAAAAGCAATGAAAGAAGCCCACAGATTCGCAGACAAGGCGATAAAAGACGCCAACCAAAGCAGTCTAATGGGTAGCGTTAAAGAATGGCTTAAAACGCCTGTAATCGTCACCAGAGGGCAGTTTGCAGTTGTTTTAGTAGTGTTATCAATATTGGTATCGCTAATCGGATAATCCATAGGTCAGGGGTTCATAACCCTTCCTGCCAGATTGATGCACTGGTGACCATTACGCATCAGGCCAAGGTTTCCCTTAACCTTTTGACCCAGACTAGCCCACTGGGGAGCCGAAACGGGCATTACCTAAGTACATGACTTGCATAGATTTATAGCATTTCTCAGCATAACCAGAAGTCTTTATAATCTCGCCTCATTCACGTAACCAGAGGCAACAGTGCTTTACATTATCCTATTTACCCTTATCTCCCTTACCGCAGTAGCCGCAGACGATCTAAGATAATTTACATAATCGTTTAAAACCGTATACAATGCCCCTATCCATCTACGTTAGGGGTGTGTTATGGAATCAATCAAAGTATCAAATCGGATAGATGAATGCCTATTTTTTGAGCTAGAAGATCATCTGGCTCAGTTTGATGCCATCATGGATTCTATTTTGCAAACCGATGTCCAACGTCACACCATCCGAGAGGCTCTAGCTGACTGGGCGCAGTCGGTTGATGAGGCTGTTGGGGATATGATCGAGCAGCAAACGCCAGAAGAACCTACACTCACCGCAGATGAAGTATTCGGGACAGAAGTATGACAGTGGGCAGACCCAAATGGATACCTGACGAACTAGCCTGTCGCAAAGCGCGAGAGATGGCTTCTCGTGGCCTTACAGTGGCGCAAATAGCTGACTGCTTGGGTGTGTCCGATGCAACTGTTTACGAGCGGCAGAAGGAATATCCAGAGTTTTTAGAGGCTATAAAAAGAGGTCGCAGTGAAGGTATCAAGGAAGTAACAAGCAAATTGTTTGAGAAAGCCATTGATGGCGACAATACCTGCATGATCTTTTATCTAAAGAGCAGAGACAGGGAAAGCTGGGGCGACCAGTATGTTGAGCCAGTAAAAGAGATTCCACCAATCCAGATACTTGTGGACAAAGATGCAATTAACAAAGCCGCAGAGTGAAATATTCCTCAGTGATGCTAGGTTTGTTGCTGTAGTTGCAGGGCGTAGATTCGGAAAGACCTTTCTTGCCACTGGTTCGCTGTTAAGAGCAGCCATTGCTGGCAGTAATAGAAACATCTGGTATGTTGCCCCGACCTATGGGGCTGCAAAAGAGATATGCTGGAACATGCTAATCCATACCATCCCAGAAGAGTATATCCAAAAGACCAACGAAACAGCCCTGACGATAAAGCTGATTAACGGCTCTGTGATTGCCCTAAAGGGGGCAGAGAAACCAAACAACCTGCGAGGTCGTGCATTAGATTATGTCGTGCTAGATGAGTTTGCAGACATGCGGCCAGAGGCATGGTTTGAAGTATTGAGAGCCTCCCTGTCTGATCGGCAAGGTGGCGCAATGTTTATTGGTACACCTAAAGGCCGCAATCACTTTTATGACCTGTGGGCAAAGGGTGTTGATGGCGCAGATGATTGGGAGTCGTTCCAGTACACCACCATCGAGGGCGGCAATGTTCCTGCAACAGAGATCGAGCAAGCTAAACAGGATTTAGACGAGCGCACGTTTAATCAGGAATACTGCGCGGAGTTTGTTACTTACTCAGGATTGATTTATTACTCGTTCAGCAGAGAAGAGTCTGTATTGGCGTTAGACGATGATAATGGTACACTCCATATTGGTATGGATTTTAACCTTGACCCCATGTCAGCCGTTATCTGTGTGCGTAAAGGCGGGACGCTGTATGCCGTTGACGAGATTGTCATGTATGGGTCTAATACCGACGAGATGGTTGCGGAGATTATAGACCGCTACCCGACGCGGAATATTATTATCTATCCTGACCCAGCATCAAGACAGCGGAAAACATCTGCTGGTGGTCGCACTGATTTGTCGATCTTACAAAACGCAGGATTTAGCGTTAAGGCGAAGAAAACTCACGCATTAGTTAGGGATAGAATTAATGCTGTAAATAGTCGTTTACTGTCGAGTGATGGTGAACGGCATTTGTATATCAGCCCGAAATGCAAGCAGACGATTAAGTCGCTTGAACGGCAGACATACAAAGAAGGAACGAGCATACCAAATAAAGACGGGTTCGATCATATGAATGATGCCCTTGGTTACTTGGTAGAATACTTGTTCCCAGTTCGCACAGAATACGACACACCACAACCGACTAGGTGGACTTGATGAAAACAATCGAAACAACTCACCCCGAATACGACAATAACGAGTCGCGCTGGGAATTCTATTTACGCAGCTACATGGGTGGCGAAGATTACATAGATGGGGCGTATCTAACGCGCTACATCTCAGAGGATAAAGACGAGTACAACCGAAGGCTCGATCTAACCCCGATAGATAACCACTGCAAAAACATCGTTCACATTTACTCTAGCTTCCTGTGGCGAGTAGCACCAACCAGAGCGTTTAACTCAGCCGCTGGCAACGTAGCCCTAGAACCTTTCCTTAATGATGCTGATCTCGATGGGCGCAGCTTTAATGCGTTTATGCGACAGGCACAGGTCTGGTCTAGCGTTTACGGCCATGTGTGGCTAATGATGGACAAGCCTAAATCTACAGCAGGAACAAAGGCAGAAGAGTTAGAGCAAGACATTCGGCCTTATGTAACCATGTTCACCCCTGAGAATGTATTTGACTGGAAGTACGAAAGAACGGCCAGCGGCAGGTTTGAACTGGTGTACCTAAAGATAAGGGAAGCCATCGACCGCGTTACAGATACCCAGACTGATACTTGGTATCGCATCTGGACTAAAGACAGCGTACAGCTATGGCATGCGGTAAATGAAAACGAGCGCATGGTTGAGCAAGAAGATAACGTATTAGGCAAGATACCTGCTGTATTCCTACCTGCCCAGAGATCAGTTGTTCGCGGTATTGGCATTAGTGATATAGCAGACGCGGCCTATATGCAGCGAGCGATCTATCAGGAGCTATCTGAGATCGAGCAGCTAATCAGAATCAGTAACCACCCTACCTTGGTTAAGTCATACCAGACCGATGCCAGTGCTGGAGCGGGTGCTATTATCAATATGCCTGACGATATGGATGCCAGCCTAAAGCCGTTTCAGTTACAGCCCAGCGGTCAGAACCTTGACGCTGTTCGCAACTCGATAAAGGATAAGGTCGAGGCGATTAACCGCATGAGCCATATGGGTGCTGTTCGCGGTACTGAGGCAATGACCCAATCAGGCGTAGCTATGCAGACAGAGTTTCAGATGCTGAACGCCAAGCTATCAGAGAAGGCCGACATACTAGAACTGGCAGAAGAGCAGCTATGGCAGTTGTTCTGTGAGTGGCAGGGTATCACCCCCGATATAGAGATATTCTACCCAGACGCATTCGACCTGCGTGATTACGATAAAGAACTATTGTTCCTACAGCAGATGCGATCTACTGGCGTTAAGTCAGTTACCTTAATGCAAGAGATCGACAAGAAGATCAGCGACCTAATCCTAGACGATGAGGCACTGGCTAAATCGCATGTTGAGATTGAAAGCGGGTCACAGGTGCTGGGTCAGTTTGCAGAGCAGGATGTTGCTGAGTAATGCCAGCGGATACAGCCTATTCGGAAGTGCTGGAGAAGTTAGCCGATAGCCATCAGGAAAGGCTACAGGCGGCTCTGGTAACGCTAGAGGAAAGGGTTGCTGATCTTATGGCAACTGCGCCTCTACAGGATGGCAATCTGTTCGATCTGGAATGGGCTATCTCTGCGCGTAACGAGATAAGGCTGGCGATTGATGAAACGTACCTAGCGACTGTTGACTCGATGATACGCGACTACAATGGTGTGGCAGGTGATGCGGCTGCAATGTTAAAGACCTATGGTAGCTTCACAACGGCAAGCCCTGCGGTAATTAGCCAACTCCAGCGGTTATCATTCCAAGGGTTTGAGGCTATCGCTAACGAGTACCTTGATGTCATAGCGACTGAGGTTTACCAGAACACCCTTACAGGCAGAGCGTTTGCAGATTCGGTAAAGACTATTCGGCATTCGGTAAATGGCGTTTACATCCAGTCTGATGACATAGAGGCACAGCGGCTAGTTGATGTGGCAAGGACAGGCACAGCGGCAGAGAGCGCAGCAGCGGTAGAGAAACTTCAAACCCTGTACGCTAGAGATAGGGTTGGCAATAACCTTAGACGCTACAGCACCCAGATGGCGCAGGATAGCTTGATGCAGTTTGATGCCTCCATTAACACCGCGATTGGTAAAGAGTCAGGCGCGACGAAGTGGAAGTATTACGGCACAACCATTAGAGATACAAGGCCATTTTGTAGGGAACACGTTAATCAGGTGTTCACCACTGAAGAGATCGAAGAGACATGGGCGGGTAGCTGGAAAGGTAAAGCATCTGGCGATCCGTTTATTGTAAGGGGCGGCTATAACTGCCGCCATCATTTCAGACCAGTGCTAGAGGAATAAATCATGCCCCAAGGTAAAGGTACATACGGCAGTAAGGTCGGCAGACCTAAAAAGAAGAAAAAGAAGAAGATGGTTAAAAAATAACCATTTATGATACACTACGGATTCACCAATACTCTTTAAGAGGCACGTTACATGAGCGATGAAATCATGGGTACAGAAGCAGAGACTGAAACTGTGGCAGAACAAAGTCAGGAAACTAAAACCTTTACTCAGGATGAACTTGACCGCATTGTTGCGGATAGAGTTGCAAGGGAGCAACGCAAGTTCGACAAGAAGCTATCTGGCGTAGACATTGATGAAGCTAAAGAACTGCTGGCACAAAAAGAAGCCGCAGAACTAGAGCGACAGAAAGAGCGCGGAGAGTTTGACAATATTCTGAAAAAGACTGTTGAAAAGAAAGATATGGAAATACAGAGTTATAAAAGCAAGTTGCAGCAGACGCTAGTAGATGGAGCGATACTGGGCGCGGCTTCCAATAATAACGCTGTGAATCCGAATCAAGTTTCTCAGTTACTTAAAACCAATACTCGCCTGTCAGATGACGGCAATGTAGAGGTGCTAGACGATAACGGCACACCGCGCTACAATGACAGCGGTGATCTGCTATCAGTCAATGAGATGGTAGCTGAATTCTTGACAGTAAACCCGCACATGGTCAAAGCGTCACAAGGTGGCACAGGCTCAATGGGTAACGCTGGTGGCTCGACACAGAAGCCTCAATCTGTGGCAGATATGGTTGCAAACTGGAATGATGGCGGCAAAGAAGCATTTGCTGCTATGAAAAAAGCGTAACCACCAAACCACAATTTTATTTTATTTAGAGGCAATTTATCATGGCTGCAACAACTTCAAGTACTCTTGACGACCTGTTCGTCAATATTATCGCTCAGGCTCGTTTTACTGCCGAAGAGCAATCCCTAATGATGGGTCTAGTGACTCAGTACAACATTGGCGCACAAGCTGGTAAAACCATTCAGGTTCCTAAGTACCCAGCCATCGCTGCTGCTGATTTGACTGAAGGCACTGCAATGACTTCAACCACTGTATCTACTAGCTCAGTTTCTGTAACTGTTGGCGAAGTAGGCGCACAGGTTCTGTTGACTGACCTAGCCGCTATGGGTGCTGGAAATCCTGCTGAAGAGTTAGGTACTGTTCTGGGTAACGCTATCGCTACCAAGATCGACACTGACCTGATTGCTCTGTTCACAGGCTTTAGCTCTGGTCTGGGTGCTGCTGGACAGGAAATCACTGTAGCTGACCTGTTCAAGGCACAGGCTACTCTGCGCAACAACAAGGTAACTGGCAACTTGGCTGCTGTAGTACACCCTTATCAGGCGTACCAGCTGAAAGCTAACCTGACCAACACCTTTGCTAACCCCAATGGTG